GAATTGTTGATGTTTTTGGATAAGTAATTTCATTACGCTGTACTGTTTGTACTGTTGCACTTATGCGCTGAAACAAATCTTCAAAACGAGTTTTATAATTTTGTACAGTAATTGTATTGTTATCTGGCTCATCTAAATGCCACTCAACCTCAGATACAACCACTTCTTCTCTTACTGGAGATTCAACAACAAGCAGCCGTTGCTCTTCAAATATCCCTGTTTCTTGGTCATTTATTTGATATGTTTGAGGAATTCCTCTTCTAATATATCCGAAGAAATCTGGGTCCTCAACGTAAGTCTTATCTCCAACTCTAAAATCATAATTTTGAAGTCCATCTAATTGACTTACTTCTAATACATCAATCGTATAAGTGACTTTAGGTTGCGCCGAGGTGTTACTTACCTGTAAAGCATCAAGATAATACAACTCGGCATCTATATAATCTTGAGAACTCCACGTACCCTCTTGTAAGAATCGGCTATATTTTTTATAAAATTCTTTTTCAAGTTGTTTCTTCTCTTCAATTAATTTATTAATTCTACGCTCATATCCTAAATGTTCCTCAAGGTAATCTGCTTCAGGAATTAATACAAATCTTTTACTTAATGACTTACCTTCAACTGAATCGTAAATTTTAAAAGGCGTTATCATTGCCTTATCTCTATCTAATTCAATAGGCGTATCATTAGCATAAAATTTTAATTTATAATGCTTAGGAATTTGCGTAAACTTTATATATTCATATTCAGTAGCATTACTAACTTCAAAAATTCTATCATTAGGTGAAGATTTATATGAAACAACTCCACCATTTCTATCAGTAAGTTGAAATGCTATATCTGTTGTATAATTATCTATAACTACCTTAGTTGAAGGATTAATAGTTTCTGTATCCAGCTGAGTACCAGGAATTGAAGTAACAGAAATTGCATAGTCTTTTGCGCCGTAGCACTTCAAATCTAAGTTTCTATACTCTTCATCTGTATTTGTTAATAAACCAGCATAATTGTTGATGGCGGCAGTAGAAACATAAATTACTCCAATTATATCAACAACAGTATCGTTTTCAAGAAAATCAGTTTCTTTTTCTTCTGTATCTTCTGTATCTTCTGATTCCTCTGGGGCTTCATCATTAGATGTGTTTGTAGGAGTTGCGGTATTTGTATCCGTTCCACTTTCTTTCTTCTTTTTTTCTTCTTCAACCTTCTTATTATGTTCAATAACGAAAGCATCATAAGTCATATCAGTAATATCATAAAACTCTTGAATTGCTTCGTTATATTCTTTGGTAGCCTCATCTATTAACTCAGTATAAACATTCCTATTCGCAGTGATTTTTGTTAATGAATTTTTCGCTTGAATAAACTCATCTTGATATTCAGCAATCTGTTCATTCTTCTCCCTAACACTTGTATAGAAACTATTAACATCCTCATTACAAGCATCAGTATCAGTAATTAATCCTCTATTTAAGTAATAAGAAAAATTAAGTATATATGATTGCTTACTCGGATTAGCCTTCGCGCGCTGAATATCAATTGAACCCGTGTCTGAATATTCGCTTTGAACTGGGTCAACAATTAACTTAGTAACTATTTCGTTACTATCAATATTACGGTTAATTCCCTCTAAGTTAATACCATTTTTAAACCCAGCAAAATTATCTTTTCCTGCATATTCTTTAAAAGCAACTCGCTTAATTGGATTAAAATTAGAATCAAGTCTAATTGAACCATCATCTTCATGAGCTACTCGTATATCAAGCCAACACTCAAATGTTTCGCACAAACTTTGAAGTATATCAAAGTAATTTGAGTTAGAAGCTTGTATTGATAATATTTTTTCAGAATTTTCATTATATAAAGGTTTAATTGAATTTTCTTCAATGCCTAATTCATTAGCCAAGGCCGCAAGACTATCATATGTATTGACCGTTTGGGCCGTTACACCCTCACCAGGTTTTAAATAGAAATGATTAACCTCTGTACTAATTGCGGTTGGCACATTACCTATAAGTACAGGTTGCTTATTAGCATCTTCATAATAGCGAGTTAACTGTATATCTTGTAAATAGACATATCTATCAACCAAGCTGCTATCCTTTATATATAGAAATATACCAAGTTTAAAAATCGGGTCATTTAAATCTTCATTTGAAAAAGAGCGCTTTGCTACCGCAGTAGTTAGATAGTAATCAGCAAACGCTGGTTTCTCGAAGCCAGGATAAGCAGTTGAAAAATCTGCATCACTTATATCTCGTCTAATATATCGCTGTAATTTTGAGTGCCATATATATTCTGTAGAATCTTCTACGGTTTTATAGATATAAGCAGTTGAAGGTGTTTGTATTACATCATCTACTAAATATTGTGTATGTGCATTATTAAATACACCATTTTCAATAACGTTTGGACTCTTAACAAATTCACCAGTAAAATCTAAAACAATTTCATTAGGTAAAACTTTATAAGAATCTAATGGAGTGGTATAATCCACAGTAGCGTCTTGCTGTTTAGCTTCTTGTTCTTTTTTCTTTACGTCTTCGTCTAAATAAAATGGAACTTGAACTTGCTCATATTTAGCAACTACAACTCGTATACCTTCGTTGGACGTAGTTGGCGCGCCAGCGATTAAATCTCCGTGTTGACTATCAGCTGTATAATAACGTGTTCTTAAAACAAACTTCTCACCAGCACTAATATGGTCAATAATTGAAGCGTTATTATTAAAGCCATCATTAAAATAGGTGTTTGCGTAAGCGTCACCGGCCACACCATTAAATTTCATTTCTAGATAGCCGTTAACCTCAGACATTTCTCTTAATAAATTAAGTGTGCTATTAGAAGAAATATCTGGATAAGTAACCAATTTCATTGGTTGAATGACCTTCGCGCCCTGTTCAGTCGGCGTCCAAGTAGTGTTTTCCCAACCTTGCAAGTCTCCATTTTCTAATATATTAAAATTAGAACCATTTGTGATATATGGAACTACTATATCAGAGGTTGAATAATTATAGTCAGAATAACGATAAATATCTTGAACACTATCATTATATTTTGTTTGATAAATATCTACAGTACGGTCCATAATTGGGTCGTAAGTAGTACGTATATTGTATACAAGACGATAACCTTGATGCTCAATATACGGGTCACCGACAGTTATAATCTCATTATCACCAATTTTTATGACCGTCGCGCCCTGTTCATTGGTACTATAAACAACCTGGTCAACAATACGATAATTTGTACTTGTAATTACATTATCATCATCATATTCAAATTTATTCCTATCTTTTTCCCTAATAAATTGTACGTTATCTACTATTTTATTATTAACATAACTATAAAATAGATATATAGTCTCACCACTTTCAACAGAAATTAGTTCATTAGAACTTAAATCCTTTACTTGAAATCCTTGTGTGACTGTAGCCTCATATAAAGGTTCTTGTACATATTGTACTAATAAGTCTGAATTGTCTTCATCTACTTCCCAATCAGTGTCTTCTAAAACTTTTTTAGCTAACTCGATTATCGTACCTTGATTGTTATTCAATGAAGTATCTAAAGTTACATCATAACCAAGTTTCGCTAATTCTAAAGAAAACAATTCTTGAGCAGTATAATTAAAAATATTTTCTTTTGAAGACTCTTCACATTCTTTAATTAAAAACTCAGACCACTCATTGTTATAAAAAAGCTTAACTTTACGTTCATTAATTAAATATGGATAAAATGGATTCTCTACCATTTCTCCTTGAAATTCGTCATAATAACGAAAAGCTAAAGAGAAAGTAAGGGTTTTTTCTCCATTAACATTTTCAGTTAAAACTGGGTCAAAAACCCTATTAGGAGATTCCATTCTATCTGAACCAATGACGGCTAGTTTTATTTCTTTGTAATAACTTTTACCATTTTCATTGACAAGGCGGTCTTCCCAAATTGAAATTTCATATGGTTTCTTTTTTATTACGCCCATCTCCTTTTACTCCTTAGAAATATAAGTAATCATAGTGAATACTTATTTGCTTGTTCCCTGTTATTGGCGCGCAAGAAATGTAGATGTTTTGTGACCTACTATTATTGTCTAGGCGCCAATCATTTCTTTTTATATATGGGAAGTCTCCCTCTTTAATATATTCATTATATAGAGTACCAGTTGTACGCCAACTTGGAGTTCTATAATCTTTTTCATTAGCTACTTCAGTAAACTCTACTCCCTCGATTAAATGATTTGTGGTATTAATAAGAATACCAGTAGCTGTATCATTTTTCTTTCGAGTGATTGCTTTCAGCACTAATATTTTTTCTTCTCCATTTATAATTATATCAGAATTTTCTTCTGAAGGCAAAATCTGGCCATTATCAAAAGGTATATACAGACAAAAACCAACGTTTAAATCACCTGGGTTATAAACTGGTATTGCATATGTGTACGGCGCGCTAGCGTCGACGACTTGGTCAATATGATAAGTATCCCATTCTTCTTTTGTTAATAAGCCGCTTGACTCAGCCCATTCATCTACATTTGTATAAGTAGTTATTAAATTACCACTACTTTCACCAGCTTCACCATATAAATCTAAAATTTTAAATAGCTGATGAGCAAAAGGCTGATAACAAATTAAACTAATCGTGCCTTCACCTTTATAAATACGTTGTTTTCTACCAGTACGTTTCCATGGGTAAACTGGCTCGCGAGTAATTTGTACATTTGTTATGTTTTGCACAAAAGTAATAGACCCTTCTAATGGCTCGGCCGCCTCGTTCGTAAACGTATAGGTTAAACCTTCAATAGTATATATAGCTTCTTCAGGTAATACTACCACATCATCAGCTACAGCATTATTTGGTAATGTATAAGTATATGTACCTTGCGCCGGTACGGTAAAATCTACTGTTTGAGTCTCTTGTGTAGTGGTATAAGTGCGCTCTTGCACTCTTACTCCAGGTCGTTCTTCATCAACTACTTTTTCTTCTTCATCAAAACATATATAAGACAACTCAATTGGACTTTCAATCTTTGCATAATAAACTTTATAAGGTCTTTCATCAAAAATTAATTCACAAATTTTTCTTGTACCAAATAAACGTCTTATATTACGAAACTGTGTTTCTGTAATTGAATCATAAGCTATATCTATTTGAAATGTACGAGTACCATATGTGCTTCCATAGTAGTATTCTCCATGATTGTTTGGAATTTCAATTGTTTTGTCCTTTACTTCTGGAAATAATTCTTCCTCATATCTATCGCTAGAAGAGACATGAGTTATTCCAAGAGTAGAACAGTGAATTCCGTCAAAGCTGAATCCAAGAAAATCTCCTTTCATAATGTCTCTCCTTTATATCTTTTTCTTATAAAGTACATATATATCTATAAATACTTTAATAGGTGCGTTTCTAAAATTAAAAATAGCATATTCTATTTGAGAAGCATTTTGTAAATAACATTCCCATACATTAGCATAATATGCGTCATCGGCCTTCGCGCCGGCGTCTTTATAATAATTTACATTAAAACCAACAACTCCTACTGCAGTCCATTCACTACTTGGATGCGTAGTAGTTAATACCGAAGGATGTAAATGCGCGGTGCTCTTATTAGACCCTATAGTACCAGTATAATGCCTAATCATTTCAATTTCATACAATGGGCCATATCTCTCACTTAATAGCTGGTTTTTCTCTTGAATTTGTCCATTAGTTGTAATTCCCACATTTGTTACTGCGCTACCAGGAGTAGTCCCTGCCTCTACTGGCATAGTTGAAGTAATTATATTGTTTGTATTTAAAGTTCCTTGAACTTCAGTATCTTTACCTAATACAATTCCTGTTAACGTATCTCCATCTGAAGTACCAAAAGCAATTTTATTATTTGAATCATTAAGTATAATACGAGGTATGTATTGTCTTTCTTGGTCATTATTAAGATAAGTATAATTTAATCCAGTTCCATTCTCAAAATGCAAGCCAGCTGGTACACTAAGGCTTTCTTCTGTATACACCTCATTCGGTATATACTGAGTAATAAAAGGTGCCGAAGCATCTGTTTCATGACCTGGTCCCACACCATTACCATTATTATGTAACTGCCCCGTATGCGTTTTCTCTGGACTTAACTCTTTTACTGCTTCTACTATTGCATCAAGTGGATAGGTAATATTAACTGCATCACCGTCACTAGTCAGTTTTAAAGTTCCTAAAACCTCTTGCGTTCCTTCTGCACTTGGCGTCCAAATTAATCCCTCACCATCAGGACTATTTTGAGTCAGTAATTGATATAACTTTTTCAACATATTCGGCGCCAATGCTGTTGTCGTATCAGTAGGTTCAGCAGGAGGTTCAATGGCACTTTGAATCCATTCTGGAAACACTAGTGCTTCTGGGTCTGTAGAACTCATATCTATATCCCATAATTTAGTATCTCCAAAAACGTCCATTGAAGCATGAACTCCATTAACTAAAGCCCAATGGAATGAATTATCACTGCCGCGCTGTGTATATGCAAAAATAACTGTCTCACCCATTCCCCAAGCATCAACAGCTTCTACTTCAACATCATAAGTCTTAATAAATTTACCCTCATCATCTACTACACTTACATCAGTTTCAGTGTCTGTTACGTGAGTAACAATACTAGGCTGTTCAAATTTGTTCTGAACACCAAAAAATACGACTAAAAGGTCTCCTTCGTTAAACTGAAAACCCTCAGCCGGTATATCAATATCTCTTATATAAACATGATATGTACTATTTTCCGCGCCGGCACCAGAGTTATTACTTGGACTAGCTGGACAAGTACCATAATATACCTTTCGCGCCATATTGACTTCCTCCTTTTGGTCAATAAAAAACCACTTAATCTCTTAATTAAGTGGATTTTATAACTTGTCCGTATATGAATATAAGTTACTAACTAGTTGGTGGTATTAATACACACAACTGTCCGTTAGAATCAACACCAACTGGATATAATCCTTCTGTTGTTCCTATCGTACCTAACGAAGTTTCTGAATTAAGATTAACCTTAACCGTATTTGTCGACTTAACTCCAGTAACAAAAGTATGAGTCAAACCGGTACTTGGTATTAATCTAGTAGCAGCTTCTCTTACAGTAACAGACCAACCGTTAGTCTTATTTATCTTATAAATATAAACTTGGTCGCCTTGAGAAGTATCAGTATGGCTTGACATAGACCTATAATATTGAAATTCAATTTCGGTTGGATTTTCTGCGTTATTTACATAAGCCATAAATGCAAGTCGAGTTTGAGAACCAGTTGCTGGATTGGAATTACTTGACGCGCGAGTGTAAATTATCCAACCTTTTTTATAAGCATCTAATATTTCTGCAAAAGTAGTTATTCCATATCTAGCAATAACCATTGTGGTCATTGCAAATTCCCAATTACCATCAGCATTTAAAAATTTAGTTGCATCAGTTGTAGCTGGTGCAGGAACAAGACCTGCCGCGCCCGCGGTTGTTCCGTCTGTACCTACAAAAGCAGTTGGAGTGTTTGTCAAATCATTATAGTCTCCAGATGTAGCTACCGTTGCTAATGTCGGAAAATTAGTAATGTCTATTGTTGTATGAGTATGCCCAGTATCTGACTTTCCTGTTAAATCAATTGCTGCAATACCATTACTTACAACAGACGTACCATTTACTGTAACATCTGTTACTGGAATTGTTGCACTCCCTTGTGACTTCGCGCCACTTGCAGTATAAAAATATTTCCCATTAAGTACATCTGATGAAGTAGCAGTTGTATCTGAAATATCAATTAATGTGTCATTCCCATATACTACTTTATTAACATATGGATTCTCAGCCATAAGTTTACCTCCTATGCAGCAGCAATAGTTACTGTCTTGCCTCCTGCAGCATTATCTGTTTCAGTATATGGTATTGCTTCAACTGTAACTTGAGTCAAATAATTATAACCAGTATCTGGAGTAACTGTTTGAGAAGCAGTAGTAGGGGTAATTGTTTTGCTTTGTGCACTTACATCCTCAGAGCCACTCATAGTTCCAGTAACACCAAGAATCTCAACTCCTTGTCTAATATTCTCAGCAATTAATTTAGCTTGCTCAGTTGCACTAATACCAACTGTTCCAGAACCATCATGGTATCCGTTTTGAATTGTATAAGTACCATCAACTGTTGAAATTGTACCAGTTACCGCGCCACGATTAGGCATTGTTCCAGTTAACTTAGAACCATTTTTATAAAAAGTTTTTGTGTCTAAAACCTCAGCAACTGCTGCAGTAGCATCAGAAGTATCTGCATCGAAAGTACAGCTACCAGTAATTGGCGCACCAGATGCTGCGTGAGCTGTATAACCACTTAAGATTTTATCGGCAGTAACAGTATCACTCGTTAAATCAATTAATGTGTTACCACCGTATATGACTTTATTAATATATTCGTTATTAGCCATTATTCTCCTCCAATATAAACTGTTTTACCAGACAAATTTGACGTTTCATAATATGGAATCGCCAATACAGAAACATTATCTTTCATTAATTTATTTTTAGTATTTAATGTTTGTGCATGAACACGAGGGGTTACAATATAGTCATCATCATAAGAATCTTCTGCTCCAGAAATAGCAATCGTTCCACGCAAAAATTGGGCTGGCTGTATAATACCAACCAACTCAGATGAACCATTAATTGTACCTGTTAATGCTGCCCCATTAATTAAATCGTTCATTAATGCACTTCCTTAGTAAGTATAAAATTTGCTAAAATTATAGTTGACACATGACCGGCCGCGTCAGTAAATTCAACATCATATACATATTTACCAAAATTGAGACTAGCTGTATCTTGAGGCTCTACCTCTAAAACAAGAGTATCAATTGGAATTTGTTTAAGAATAAGTGGCTCTCCACCATAATTTTTACTCATGGCAAAACGTAAAGTATCTCCTGCCTGTGGAGTGTAGTCCGCACCTTCTTTATTCTTTAAAGCAATGGTAAAAAATCCCGTATCACCTCTTGTTAGCTCAATGTTTTGTTCTTCATCTATATATAACATCTTCCACCCCTTGTTAATCGTGTCTTGTATAGGTTAAAAACTTATGATGTTCTAAGCAATAAAGATACTCTTCTTTAATAGTCTTTATCGCAAGTACAGCCTTATTATTTTCATAATTTGGATGTATATCACAGTATTCCTCATACTTATCAATATCTTCTAATATTTCATCAAAATGTTCTTTTGAATGTTCTGTACCTAACATTACTTCATCATTGAAACGTAAAATTCGAGAACGAGCGCGGTCTACACGTTCTTGTTCCACTTTTTGTATATGGTCACGCAACTCATCTCTCATATCTTGTGAGCATGTTAAAAAACCATCTTCAAGTACTTCAATACGCTTGATAATATCCGCATTAATGGCGTTACCAAATTCTTTTAAAACCTTTTTTAATAAATAAGGTAACAGCCTTATCTCATATGTTGGTATTTTTATACACCCTAAAAACAGCACTATAATAGCTATCTGCCAGCTATATTGCTGTAAGAGTGTCCATAAAGTTTGTAAAGTCATTAATCGTTTCCCTCCCAATAGACATATTCCGTCCTTCCATTGATAAGTAGAGAAGAATCAAGTTTTCTCTACTTTTATAAGACGGAGGTGGAGTTATGAGTAAAGGAGAAGAAAAAATTATTCAGCTTTTGAAGAAGGGTGGATATAGATTTGAAAGAGAGAAGAGGTTTAAAGATTTGAAACACGGGCTTTATCGTTTTGATTTCTACGTTGTGGGCGGCCGGTCGACCCCGTGCGCAATAGAAGTTCAGGGGATGCAACACTACACCCAGGTTCGCAAATTCCATCGCACCCGCGCCGAGTTCATAGCAGCACAAGAACGCGACCGCAGAAAGATAAGTTATTGCCTCGCAAATGGAATTCCAATCTATGTTATCCCCTATTGGGAACTCGACAACCTCACGTCAGCAGACCAAATTTTCACCGAGAAATTTCGCGCTCGTGACCGCTGGAAAAATGATAGAGACAAACGAAAATTTGACATGAGGGCAAATTTTTGAGATACTATAATTGGGCGAAGCGAAAAAACGAAACAAAAAACAAAAAAAACTTTTTATTATTATATACATATATTTTGACTTTTAAATAAACAATATGATATAATTATAATATACAAGGAGGAATTAATATGGAAAAATACTTATTAATCCTTCTTCTTTGTTGTATTATTTTAATTATCATATTATTCATTATATTAAATAAACGCACAAAAACATTAAAGAAAACTGTATTAGCAAAACACGATATTGAAGTAGCTCGAAAGGAGGAATTAAAAGATTACTTCAAAGAGGAATGGAACAGACAAGAGAAGTTTTTACAAGATGAACTTAAACACCATGAAAAAGAGATTGCTTTAAAGAAAAGCACCTTAGAAAAAGAATATGAACATAAAGGGCGCGAGGTTGAACTAAAACTTCACAATTTAGAGTCAACTTTGAAAGAAAAAGAAAAGCGTTACGAAGAAGTTAATCAAGATTTAGAAACATATAGGAAAGGTAAGATTAGTGAAATTGATAGCGCCGGCGCCGAATACGAAAAACGTAAGCGTTTGCTTATAGATGCAAGTGTTGTACAATATAGAGAAGTTAGAGGTAAGCTCTATAATGAAGAGTTATCTGCTATGGAAGCACATAAAAATGAAATGCTTGAGCAGATTCATCAAATTAAATCTGAGTTGGAAGAAGAACGCACAAAACGCGCGGCCATAAATGAGGAAATACGTAGACAGCGCGAGGTCGAAGAACAACAGGACTTCTATCGAATTCAACTTGACCCAAACGATAAGGATGATGTAGAGATTCTTCGTTCTGTGGCTCCGCGCCTTCGACATCCAGAAGCGATTAACAAAGTTATTTGGTCTGGTTATTATCAGAAGCCTTTAGCAGAATTGCGTAAGCGTTTACTTCCAAATGGTGATGTAAGTGGAGTTTATAAAATAACTCGTCTTAAAACCAATGAAATATATATTGGACAAACAACTTCGGTGGATAAGCGTTGGCAAGAACATGTAAAGTCTGCTTTAGGAGTTGGAACTTTAGCTTCTTCACAACTCCATCGAGTTATGGCTTCTGATGGCTGTGAAAATTTTACTTTTGAACTTTTAGAAGCTGTACCTAAAGATAAATTAAGAGAAAGAGAATCATACTATATTGATTTCTACGATTCAAAAACCTATGGACTTAACTCCGTTACAGGAGATAAGAATAAATAAATTTAATGACCCATTCGAACTGTTTGGGTAAGGAGGAAAAATGACAGAGTTTAATGAAATGCAGAAACAAATTATTACTACAGATAAACCACACGTACTGGTTTGTAGCGCGGCAGCAAGTGGAAAAACACAGACACTAATCGGTCGACTTAAATATCTACTTGATAGTGGTGTGGACCCATCAGAAATTGTGGCAATTACTTTTACGAATAACGCAGCTTCAGTTATGTATGAGCGACTTGGCTATCCAAATGGCTTGTTCATTGGAACTGTTCATTCTTATTGTAATTACTTACTTCGCGGCGGCGCCGTCGACACAAGAGATATACTTGACCAAGAACGATTTGACGATTTGTTTCCTCGTATTGAAGAAAACAAAAGTTGTATCAAACATATCTCACATTTGATACTTGATGAAGGTCAAGACTCAACAGAAGCTCAATTCAAATTCTTTGAACTTCTTAATCCAGACAACTATATGTACTTCTTCGACTACCGGCAATCAATCTATGGTTGGTCCGGTGCAGACCCACAATATCTTATTAATAAAATGTATGAGCCTGGTATAACAGTTTACCGAATGAGGCAGAACTATCGTAATCTACCAGAGATACTCCATTTTGCAAAAAAGTTTCTCTATCGACTTGGTCCAGACTATGAGGATGACTCAATTCCTGAACGAAGCGGCCGCGCGCTGTATTCGGTTATCGAAGGCAATTTAACGCCTTCAGAGGCGGCGCATTCACTTGTGCGTACAAAGGAGAGACTCCATACAAGTTGGGGAGATTGGTTTGTACTTTGTAGAACAAATGCAGATATAGATTTATTTACGCAGTTGTTTAAAGAACTTGATGTACCGACGGATACATTTAAGCAGGCAGAGTTGACCAACTCACAGATAGAAGAGAAGATGAAGGAAGATACAGTTAAAATTTTGACTGTACACAGCGCGAAGGGATTAGAGAATAAATGTGTTCTTTCATATAATATAAGAGCCTATAACGATGAAGAAGCGCGCCTGTGCTATGTGGCGGCAACAAGAGCAAGAGATTGTTTGCTTTGGGCGAAGATGCCACCAAAGAAGAAAAAGAAAAATAAAGTTGTAAGTTGGGAATAGACAATAAAAAAAAGACGGGTTAATCCCGTCTTTTTAGTTATGATTAATTATTTTACTCCGAAGAGTGGTGGGGTCTGTATCAACTAATGGTTATACCTTGAAGTGCATTACTTCCATAGTTGTTACCTCTTATGTCCTTGCTTTAGTGTGTACCACCGCCGCTTACAGATTCATACAGATAGCCGTCCGCCGTGTCAGCAATTGCAATCGTTGAACCGCTACGAGATTCAGAATAAACTTGATATGGTGCAGCCGTACCCGTTGTATTGTTGGTTGCAGTTGTTATAGAAATGGTCGCAATGCCCGGCGGGAGTGTTGTTTCGGCAAGTATAATTACACGAGTGCCGTTCTTCAGAGCATCGTAGACTTCTTGCCAAGTTTTGTCATAGACCACCTTTTCGGCAGTTGATGCTTCATTATCCAATCTGATGACAAGACTGCCCCCCCCACCTGCTTCAGCAATAGAATTTAACATACCTTCTAAAACCGCCCTGTTTGGATTATTCGGAGTAGTCATTACATAATCAATTACTTCTTCTTTAGTTGCCATATTTTCCTCCTTAACTAAATAACCTAGATTGTTGTTCCACCGATAGTCTTAACTACGATGGACTTAAGTGCTTTCTTGTAAGCTGTAGCCATTTGATTTCTTTCTTTTCTTTATATGTTTATTGAAGTTAATTGTCCTTTTGCTCTACGATGCCACTTTCTACGGACACAGTTCCGTCCTTACGAATTGAGACAGTTATAGTCGTTATGTGAGGTGGGTCTACATACTCCGAGCCTTCATTTTCGGGTTCGTAGTATGAATGCGAGAATATGTAGTAATAATCCGATTCAAGCCCATATAACGGCAAATATTCTGGGGATGCATTTGCAAATGCTTTATATATGACGATTGGATATTTGCCTTGCTCAAGCGCATTTGTTATATCTTCAAAAGTCTTGTCCGCAACGATTGGTGCACCTGTAACATTTATGACCCATAGCGATAAATCGCCCGAACTACCGCCACCTTGGCTTGCTTCCTTAAGCGCATATTTTCCATCCTCTCCAACCTCTAAAATCTTGCCAGCGTCTTCCACTGTAGGAGTTGGCACGTTCACACCACCTATATCATCTAACATGCCTCTCAACACAGCTTCATTACTATTAGCTGGAGAATTCATTACATAATCAATAATCTCTTCCTTACTCATTCTTCTTCTCCTTTACATTAACAATAACCTTATTATAAGCCTTACCTTCTGGTGCCTTAAACACCCCATTCTTCTTTACAACCAGCTCATCCATCTCAATTGCCGGAGTTTCCGGTACGTCTACAGCACCAGCGCCTTCTACGTCTAAAGACTCAATCATTCCCTTGAGTATTGTTTTATTGATACTATATGGGGAACGGTCGATATATTCTAAAATTTCATGTATTGTCATAAGTTGGCCTCCTGTGTATCTTCAATTCCTTGAAGTTGTTTAAAAATTGATATATTTGTGTTCCACGGAGTGGTTCGTAAATAGCTTTCAGCTTCTTCAGTTAGCTCAATTTCATCTTCCGAGAATAACTGGTAAAGTATAGACCAGTTGAATTCATTAGGAAGAGTTTTTCTCATATATTCGAATGATTTGTAATCCATTTATTTGCCTCCATTATAATTGGATTTCTGTGTCTTAAAATGCATTACTTCCATTTGCGTTACCTCTGAAAGTCATTAGTTTGCCTTACGCAACAATGCCGTTAAATTGCCATTCATATGTTCCGCCATTATTGCGTATGGATGCGCCGTACTGTACTTTGGATTCTCCGCCATTATATGGTATGGAGTTAAACACCAACTCGTCGTTTTGGAAACTCGTGGTATATAGTATTGCGTCGAATACGCCGGGATTCCCTGATGGGTTCCACCATATTGTGACGGGGATACCTGCTTTCACAGCTTGGTATATCTCGTCTGCACTATGAGATACTTCGCTAATCGTCCCATATGATGTTGTCATTTTCACGATAATAGGTGCGATTATGCACTTCTTTACCGCTTCTTTGAAGCAGTTTGTAACTTCAACATCCAAGTTCAGCGACTCAATTTTGACTTGATAAGTTCCCGCAGACGGAGTAGCGATAAAGCCATTCTCACCAACTGCTATTGCAAACGGATATTCGCTCCAATCATAGCTACCTGTTTCGTCGTCATAAGGTGCGCCACAAGCCTCATCTACGAAAGTGACTAAGTATGTTTCCCCGTTGACGGCAACACGGGCATTGCCGTCTACCGTGTTTTCCGTACTGAGCGTTGCAGACGCATATGTATCGCCCTCAACTTCAACAGTAGTGGTTATGCTATCCTCAAATATGATTTCGATTTCTTCGTTGCACTCATAACCACCTTCACTTGCTTCAGTAAGTGCATAATTACCATTTTCATTAACTCCTAAAACCTTACCAGCGTCCTCTACAGTAGGTGTAGGCACATCTGCTCCACCCATTCCATCCAACATTCCTTCTAAAACAGCTTTATTTGTATTTGCCGGACTATTCATCACATAGTCTATAACCTGTTTCTTACCCATAATACTCCTCCTTAAGTATACTTTCTCATATAAGTGGAATTATTGTCCTCTAAATTTGCAATTTTCATTAAAATCTGATATAATTATAATATAGAAGTAGAAAGGAGAATTAAAATGCCTACATTTGAAGAATTTCACATTAAATTAAATCTCAATAATTACTTTTGGTTTGAGGACGTACATTATTCAAAAAAATATAATCTATACTATTTAGATGTAACTTCAAAAGCAACAGGAGAAATAATTCAAATTCCATTAACCGAAGAACAATTTGACTCATTGCTGCTTGAAATGGAACAAGAAATAGTTCATAAACAAAACATGCTTAATAATATACCAATGCTGCGGCATTATTTCGCAGTAGGGAGGACTTATGAACAAGCGTATTAAAAAGAAACAAATTAAAATGAAATATAAACGTATTTGTAAACGTTATCCATTCCTTATAATACGAAATTGGAAAACTGATAAACCAATAGAATATCCATATACTTATCTTGACGATATGCCATATGGATGGAGACGGGCGTTTGGAAAACAGATGTGCGAGGAAATTAGAAAAGTTCTAATAAAAGGCACATATCTTTATGATTATCGTATTGTCCAAGTGAAAGAAAAATACGGGGGGTTAAGGCTATACAGTGACGGCGCGCCTTCGTCAATTTATCGCGAACTTCAAGACATAATTGATAAGTATGAAGAACTTTCCTATCGTACATGCATATGTTGTGGGCGCCCAGCCACTAAAATTTCTAAAGGTTGGATAAGTCCATTTTGTGATAGATGTGCAGGAAAACTTTCAAATAGGGTTGAATTTAGAGAAATGGAGAAGGAATAATGGTAAAGGTTGGAGATAGAATTAGAATTATTGATATGGATGGAGAACCACTAATGTCTGGAAAAGAAGGTACAGTACGCCTAATTGATGATGCCGGACAAATTCACTGTGCTGAATTTGGTCTTGCAGTAATTCCCGGAGTTGATAGGTTTGAAATTATACGAAAGGTAAATTAATGTTTAAAGCAAAAAGAATAGATACGGGTGAGGTTGAAACAATTCTTGCGGTTGACTACTACGATGCGCTTCAGCAAACCTATTTCCTTGTATGGAAAAACGGATGGCGCTGGCGCCCTGCACATAGGTATGTGCCACCAAACGTCAATCCTGAAGACGTCGCACCAATTAACGTGAGGACACAAATTAATGAAGATAATTCAAAGTAATAAAGATGTACAGTCAATAGAAATAGTTGGTACAGACGGCGAAACACTATCTATCTGGTTACCAACTAGTTTGGAAGTGGCTTTTGAAGGAATTGAACTTCACGAAGAAGAAAACAATATGCAATGTGAAATTTCAATTCATTGTAAGGCTAAAATAGATAATATAAATATAATACAGGAGGCACTATAGTTTACCGGTATAAATTAGTAGACTATCCATTTAGTCCTGCTACTTATATATAGAAGAAATAAATGGAGGTAATAAACATGCCAAATCATAATTTCATAGATGAAACCGGTAAACAGTATGGTGAATTAACTGTATTATATAGAGCAGAAAATACCAAAAATGGTAGAGCAATGTGGCATTGTCGTTGTTCTTGTGGTAATGAAATAGACGTTCTTGGCAAAAGTCTTCGTAATGGTAACACTAAATCTTGTGGTTGCTACCAGCGTAGGCGCGCGGCCGAATCAAATATGGAGAGAGCAGGCTCCTTAGTAGGACAAAAATTTGGAAAGCTTTTAGTATTAGAAGAATCAGGATTTCTTACTCATCCAAACGGAAAACGCAGTCGATTATATAAGTGTTTATGTGACTGCGGTAATTGTTGTGAAGTACAACATCAATATTTAGCCTTTGGTGATACTACAAGTTGTGGATGTATTCGTTCAAAAGGTGAATTTCAGATTGCCCAATTGTTAAAAGAGCATAATATAAAATTTCAACAAGAATATATTTTTGATGATTTAAAAGACCAATTAGCTTTACGATTTGATTTTGCTATTTTTAATCAAAACAAACTTGTATGTTTAATAGAATTTCAAGGAGAACAACATACTTATTCTTCTAATGGTTTCTATAGTGAAGATTTAATTAAACATGATAAACAAAAAGTAGAATATTGTAAGCAACACAATATTCCATTATATCGTTTATATTATAAAGAAAAAGCAAAAACACAAGTTACTTGGAATGATTTATATAATATAAAAGAAATACAGGAGATAGTTAATGGATTATAATGCCAAATCAATAGAACAACTCACCTTCAGAGAGGGTGTAAGGAAAAGGATAGGTATTTATCTCGGCTCCGCAGACCATACCGGTGTTATTGCGGGGCTTCTTGAATTAGTAAATAATGCAACAGATGAAGCACTTGTTTGTCCAACTGCAACAAAAATAGAAATTACAATAGGAACAGATTGGGCAAGTTGTCGAGATTATGGTCGCGGAATGCCACATGGACCGAATGATTTTTCAGATGAAGTAATGATAAATCTTTTAACTGAAAACCACTCCGGCGCCAAGTTCGATGATAATGCATATGGAGGTAAATCACGAGGACTTAATGGAACAGGTAGTGCTGCGACATGTTGTTCATCTGACTGGTTTAAAATATCAAGTTATCGAGATAACGCCGAATGGTATATGGAGTTTTATGAAGGTGTTCCTAAGTGGGATAAATGTCAAAAGAAACCTCTGGCGCCAGGATGTGCATATGGAACGTATATTGAATATAAGCCAAGTCAAGACGTATTCAGCGCCGAGCCGATAAAATTTGATTTTGATGAAATTTGTAATATAATAGAAGAGTATTCTTATTTTAATAAAAATGTAGAGTTCATTGTTACAAACGCAGAAACAAAAGAAAAAAGAAAGTTTTTAAGTAAAAATGGACTTATGGATTTTGCTGATAAAAAAGTAAAAAATCGTATCCATAAACATCCAATTCATCTTCAAACTACAGAAGATGATGTAGATATTGAAATTATTCTTAATTGGACTACTGGAAAAGAACAATTTTATCTTTTTTCAAATGGTGGAGAAAATGAGAATGGCGGTACACCAATTACAGGAATTAAAACTTCAATTACAAATTTCTTTAAAAAGAAAGTTAAAGATATTGGAAGCGGAGATATAGCTCGCGCGGGATTGATTTATATCTGTTCAGTTAATCTTAAAGACCCAATTTATGATGGGCAAACAAAGAGCCGCATTACAAATCCAAATCTAAGAGGATTGGCGCAAAGGTGTACTACGCAGATGTTAGATGACTTCGCGCGCCGGTATCCAAATGAGTTTGACCAAATAGTGGAGTTACTTACAAAAGAACTTAAAGCTGAACGTGCTGCAGAGAGGGCGCGCAAGCAAGTCCTTGAAGCGTCAAAGGAAATTGAAAAGAATCAGAAGAAAAAGGTTTTTGCTTCGGATAAATTGAAAGATGCAGAGTTTCTTGGACAGAACTCAACGCTTCTAATCTGTGAGGGAGATTCTGCCCTTGGCGCGATGGCTCAAGCACGTGATTATACAAAGTATGGATTGCTTGGAATACGTGGAAAAATAATTAATTGTTTATCAAATTCAGAAGAAAAAATCTTCAACAATGAGGAAATTAAACTTCTACTTAGTGCAATGAATATTGTACCTGGTAAATATAATGCATCTAAACTTCGTTATGGTAAACTTGGTATATGCACCGATGCTGATTCGGACGGTTATCATATTGGTCTTTTAATAATGGCAGCTTTAACTTATCTCGCACCAGAATTTATAAAAGAAGGGCGTCTATGCTGGCTTCGCGCCCCACTTTATATAGCCAATAATAAAGGTAAAGAAACTTATTATTTTACCGACAGTGAATTAGAAGAAGCTAAGAAGAAGAAACAGGTTAAGGGAGACTTAACTCGTAATAAGGGACTTGGAGAGATGAGCCCAGAAACTGCACAGGCTTCCATGTTTAATTCAGAGTGTCAAAGATTAGAAGTCATGGAGTATACACCAAATGCTATTGATTTACTTTATGAGCTAATGGGCGAAGAAGTAGAACCAAGAAAAGAATTTATAATGAATAATATTGATTTTAGTACAATAAGGGAATAAAATGAGTGATTTAAATCAAATAATAAATGAGTCTTTTACTCAATATGCGGGAGCGGTTTTACAGTCTCGCGCACTAATAGATGTGAGGGATGGTATTAAGCCATCCGCACGTCAAATTTTATATGCACTTTATGACGATAAATTTTATCATAATAAACCATATAAGAAAACTTTAAAAGCGGTTGGTTCGCTTGCTCGTTTTTACATTCATGGTGATTCTTCTGCGGTTGGGGTATTAATGCGCGCTGGCCAACCTTTTGCTATGCGCTATCCACTTGTTGATATACACGGCAACTGCGGAAACTTAATGAAAAGTGGGAATTGGGCGCACCAACGTTATACAGAAACAAGACTCTCAGAATTAACAGAACAAATATTTGCAGATATAAACAAAGATACTATCGCTGATTGGAGAGCTAACTATGATGACACTGATACCTATCCTTCAGTAATGCCATCAAAAGGTTATTATAATATTTGTAATGGTTCTATGGGAATTGCGGTTGGTGCAGCTTGCTCAATTCCACAGTACAATTTGTGTGAAATGAACAAGGCGCTCAAACATCTTTTGCTCCATCCAGACTGCGACTTCGAAGAAATCTACATCGCGCCTGACTTTGCCACCGGCGCCATCTTATTAAACGAATCCGATGTAAAGGCTTCAATGAAGAAGGGTTCGGGTTTTGCTTGCAAACTGCGTAGTGTAGTTGATTTCGATAAAAAAGAAAATTGCTTTGTAGTAACGGAGATACCATATGGAGTCTATACAAATACAATTTGCGGTGAGCTTGAAGACATTATCAATGGAGAAGAAAATCCGGGAGTTGACAGATTTAATGACCTTACTGGAAAGACACCTCTCATCAAAATCTATTTAGCTAAAAAAGCAAATCCAAATAAGGTTTTAAAATATCTATATAAGAACACTTCACTTCAATCTCACTATTCAATCAATTTTACAATGCTTGATAATGGACGTTTCCCAAAAGTATTTACTTGGAAAGAAATGCTTCAAGCACATATCGACCATGAAAAAGAGGTATATAGACGAGGTTATGAATTTGACCTCAAGAAAATTGAAGACCGTCTTCACATAATCGAGGGTCTTCTCAAAGTAATTGAAGACATCGACAACGTAGTCCGCCTTATCAAAACATCCGAATCTACGTCGGTGGCGCGCGAGCGTCTGATGAATGAATACGTCCTTGACGAAGTTCAAACAAAAGCAATTCTCGATATGAAACTTTCTCGACTTGCACACCTTGAAGTCGAAAAGTTAAAATCTGAAAAGTCAAAACTTGAAAAAGAACGAGAATTCATCTATAATATAATTAACAATGAAAGTGAGTTCAATGCTCAACTCATTAAAGGGTGGCGTGATGTAGCAAATAAATTTGGCGATGCGCGCCGTACACAAATTCTCAACATTTCAAAAGATGATGAGGAACCGACAG